TCGGCAGTGTCGGCAGCATTGGCAGTTTCTGACACCGCTGCAGGAAGCGTGCGAAGTGCGGACGTGGTGTCAATGCCTGTGGCGGCCTCGGATACAGTCCCAAGAGCTGTCTGTGCGCTTGCAACAGAATCTGCTGATTGAGCAGACTCGGACACGGAGCCGCCAATAGACTGCGCACTGGATACAGCGTCGGCAGCATTAGCGGCCTCTGATACCGAACCCCCGATAGACTGCGCACCGGATACGGTGTCGGCGGCGTTAGCGGCCTCTGATACTGCAGTAGGAAGGGTACGAAGGGCGGAAACAGCATCCCCGCCTGTAGCGGTCTCGGAGACAGCGCCTTGAATCGACTGTGAGCTGACTACAGAATCTGCAGCCGTAGCTGTTTCAGAAACAGCCGAAGGAAGAGTGCGAAGCGCAGACGTCGTGTCAGCAGCATTAGCTGTCTCAGAGACAGCCGAAGGAAGGGTACGGAGTGCGGACGTGGTGTCAATGCCTGTGGCAGACTCTGACACAGAGCTTCCAACTGACTGTGCCCCTGCCACCGTATCGGAAGCGGTAGCTGTTTCAGAAACAGCCGCAGGCAGCGTGCGAAGTGCGGACGTGGTGTCTGCAGCATTAGCGGCCTCGGATACCGAACCCCCAATAGACTGCGCACCGGATACAGTGTCTGTACCCCGCGCTGTTTCAGAAACAGCGCCCCCAATTGATTGTGCACTTGCTACGGAATCCGACGCTCTGGCAGACTCAGATAAAGCCCCGGAAATGGTCTGTGCGCTTGCAACAGAGTCCGACGCTCTGGCAGACTCCGATACAGCGCCCCCAACTGATTGGGAACCCGCCGTGGAATCAGCAGCGCTGGCAGACTCCGATACAGCGCCCCCAACTGATTGGGAACCGGATACCGCATCTGCAGCTCTGGCAGACTCTGATACCGAGCCTCCGACAGACGAGACACTTGCTACCGCATCGGAAGCGGTAGCTGTCTCAGAAACAGCGCTCAGTGCGGCTCTTACCGCAGCTACGAGGTCCGCCGCTGTAGCCGTCTCGGAGACACTGGCTTGGTATGCGTTACCCGCAGCGGTTGAAAACGGGACTGTCGCAAAGGGTGCGATCCCAAACATGCGTCAGCCCCTGCCGCACTTAAGCGGCGATCAATTGGTCTTCAGGAAACCAGCGGTGGGTTGTTTCTCCATCAGCTTGAGTCCATTCGACCAAGTAAAAGAAGTTACCGTCTTCGTCCATGCGCAGGGCGAGAACGGGACCTTGCGGCACAACGGAGTTCACCTTAACTGCGTCGCCTTTTTTGAATGCTGTTGCCATGTCAATCTCCTAATTAAACAGCGTCGAGGCTGAAAGTGTAGGTAACTGTCAATGTGTCACCAGACACAACTGCACGGTCACCGGGGGCTGAGAAGTCAGAGGCAGAGAACAAAATGCCTGTTGTGCCGCCTTTGGTGTTGTTGCTGATCAGGAACGCACCGGCCACAGTGACGGTACCGTTGATGCTGAAAGTAGCAGGCGAAGCCGAGTTTGTGATGACGGATGGATCGGCAGTCGTTGCAGTACCAAATGTGCACGCAGGGCGTGTGGCCTGGCTGTATGCGCTGGTCTCAGTCCAGCCAGTGTGAGAAAGCGCGGTGTCGCCTGCAACAATGGTGGTGCCGGAACCGGGGCCTGTAATAAGTCCGAGGAACCAAGTAGCGGTGTAGCTAGAACCCGAGAAGTACTTGGTGTTCATGTCCTGCAGGCCTTGGTTGACCACCAAATTGGGCGAGGTTGTCTCCCACTTCAGTTGTCCGTCTTTGTCAAAGCATTTCAGCGTGTAAACGCCCCCCGCTCCAACGCCTTCGGTTACAGGTCTTGCAGTTGCCAAAGCTGCGGCTACGATGTCCGTAGAGCGGGCGGTTTCATTGAACATGATAGTTTCCTTATGAAAGTCGGATAAGTGCCGAAGTAGCCGTGTTTGCGGGCATCTGCACAATGGATGAAATGGTCTCGGTGCTACCCGAACCAGAGCTCAACACCGCAATTGCTTTGTTGCCCTTGCTGGCATTGTATATGGGCGCTCTACGCGCTGTAAAGCTGGAATTGGAGAAAGATGTCATCTGCATTTCCTTGCCTCAGCTGACCCGGATTAGCGCGTTTTCCGCATCATTCGTCGGCAACTGGATCTGGAATTGCTGGCTCAGCACAGACTGGTTCAGGCCAAAATTGAGAACAGCAATTGACTTGCCTGCTTTGGACGAATTGTAAATCAACGCGCCCCGGGTCGTAAAAGTTGCTGCTGTCCAGGTGGGGTTGTTGAATGACACATACGCAATCCCCAGGCTCTCCGACAACGAAACTATGACCCCTGTCAGGACTTGTCCGGTGGCGGTATAGGCTGTTCCGACCACTTCGTTGGCAGAGGTGTACTCGGGCGTAAGCGGACCCAATTCGGCGTCAGCCGTATACAGAGCAATCTTCAACACATCCGTGCTGAAATCATGCACCCCCAAAAGGAGCTGCTCTTTGAAGCTGTTGGTGAGTCCTGCTGTGATCATTGATTACCTCACTGGGATCTTGACCTGACCATCCAGGTAGGCATCGCCACGTTGTTTGCCATCACCCAGGTTCTTCAGCAATCCAAGAGCCTCTTTGAATTTGGTGTCGTAAAGCGCCATAAGATCCTGCTCGCCCTTCATCCAAGTGTACGCTTCCACAAGAGACCCATACAGGAGAGTGCTGTCAAAATTGTCGCCCAACCAAGACGTGCCTGCAGTGACAATCGATTCAGGGTAGTAATAAAAATGCAGCTCTGCCGCGTATGCCGCGTCTGGTGTAGGGCCGACGATGAACGTAAGCTCGTCCACGTTATTCGAGTTGGGGCCAAAAATGGCGTAGTATTTTGGAGTGCTTCGGAAAGACGGGTTTGGATACACCTGACGAATGTAGTTCACGTCCCGGTTGAGCAAGTAAACATAGTCGCCTTGGAAAACAACCGTTCCAGAGACTGTGCCTGTATTGGTCAGTGTGAGCGTAACGGTGTTTCCTACGATAAGCTCCACCACCGCGCCAAGGGCAATGCCTGTGCCAGAGACATACATCCCCGGCACGATCTCTGCAGCACTGGTTACAACGATCGTGCGCTGTCCGGCCACTCCCGTGGCAGTTGTGCTTGGTTGAGCATAGATGGCCAAGGAATACGTCGACAAGAAGTCTCCTGGGCACGCCAGATACTTGTTTCCTGCAGACAAGGTACCCGTCATGTTTTTGCGCAAGTTCGCAACCTGCACCGTGTTGTAAATGCGCTGCTCTGCCTGACGAACAAATACTGGAATATTGGCAACAAAGGCTGTTTCCGTATTCTCCGTATACGCCTGAATTGCACTGCTTAATTCGGTGTAGTTCATGTGATGCTCGTCCTAGTTGTTCCCAGTGTGACACCTGCCACCAACTGTTTTGAAGGCGGCATTGGCTGCATGCCGATACTTGCAAAGGAAGTATCTGCCGTGAAGCCTACATACACTGTAACGCCCATTCGAGCCTCCGGTCTGGGCTGATACAAGGCCTGGGGCTCATTGATGTTTCGTTTTGGCTCAAGCTGCGGGTGCTTTGGCTCATAGCACTCAGTGCAGACCTTAAACCCCTTCCAATCCTTGATGAGCAGGTTGAGCTTAAACCGCTGTCCACACTGGTCGCACAGCGCAATCGCAAACTTGCCTGATGCGTACCCAGCGGTCATCAGTTCTCTCCTCTGTACGTGGGTACAGCAAAGTAACTGGAGCGCTCGCGATCTTCTGCAGCAGCACGGGCAAATTCTTCTTCGTAGAACTGCTTGAGAATCTGAATGCGGTCAGGAGCCTTCTTGATTGCAAGGTAGTAAGCGAGGCCCGCAATCAGGCACGGCAAAAATCGGAAAGAGATGTCTGCCGTATTCGTAAACGCACCAGTCTCCTGGATGCGACGGATGGCGTAGTAACGGAAGATGTACTGCTGCGTGGCATCCGGGGCAGGATACAAGAACAGCTTGGCGGGGACCGTGCGCTGAACGTAGAACTGAGCAGGGCGCGAGGGCGTGAACTTATTGGGAACGTGCAGGTACTCAGCACTGCCAATCCGGTCGATCGTGATGTCCTGCTGGTTGGAGGTTCCTGCATTGGTACGGATCACCGCCGACAAGGCATCTACCGTGTCAGCAGGCAGGTCGTACTCGTGCACGTTGGCTGTCAAAACCACCTCGCGCTGCTCAATCGTCCACAGATTCAGGCCACGATTGGACCACTCTGCAAACATCAAATTCAGCGATCGCTGCGCTGTCCGAGCGTCG